GCCGGTGTTATTTGCTGACGAAGGCCGAGCCCACGGCGATCCGCAACCGCGTTCTCTGACCCTCGGGTAAATTTGCCCGGGGGTGCATTTTGTATGAACGCCCCATTTTCCTAGAGCGGGTATTGCGGGCGAGTGGCAGTCGGTGACAATCGTTCTATGCGACTCACCGAGCAGACCACCATTGCCCCCAAGCGTGTCGACCGCGAAGCCGGTCTGATCGAGGGGGTACGCATCCTGGGGCAGGACTCGCGCAACGGGCGACGGTACAGCCCGCGAGCGATGGCCGAGGCTGCTCGGCTGTACGAGGGGGCTCCGGTGAACGTGGACCACCCCGCGACAGAACGGAAAGACCGACCACTCGCCGAGGCGTTCGGCTGGATTCGCAATGTCCGGCAGGAGCAGGGGGCGGTGTACGGTGACTTGCACTATCTAAAGAGCCATCCGCAAGCCGAGCTTGTGGCGGAAGCAGCAGAACGCAATCCGAACCGTATTGGCTTGTCGCATCACGCCGAGGGAACCGTCCGCATGGATGGCCAGAAGGTGATCGTCGAGACCGTCGAGCGGGTTCACTCGATTGACCTAGTCCAGACTCCCGCCACCAATGCGGGGCTTTTTGAAAGCGAGAAGCAACGCATGACGATCCGAGAGGCGGCGATGGCTGCGGGCGAGGAGAAGATCCTCACTGCCGAGGGGATGGGCGAATACGCCGATCTGCCGGTGAAAGAAAACGAGGATTACTTCGGCGCGATGGTGTCCGAAGTGCTGGCCGGTGACGGGGACCGAGCCAGCAAGATGAAGCGTATCGCGGCGATCCTGAAGGCGCAGGAGATGCTGCAGGCCGAAGACGCGGCCCCCGCTGGCGAGATGCCAGAGCCAGAGATGGAAGAGCAAGAGATGCCTGACGTGAAGAAAGCTGTGGCCGAATCGTTGGCCCCCGTTTTGTCGAAACTCGATGCCCTCGTGGAAGCCGTCACGGTGGTCAAGGCGGACCACGACGCCCGGCAGTTGCTGGAATCGTCTGGCCGAGAGGTTACCCCGGAGCGGCTGAAAGCCCTCTTGGCTGTCGATGCTGGCAAGCGGTCGGCGTTGCTCGAATCGTGGCCGGTGACGCATCGGGCGGGGCGTCCGGCTGTCTCTCCCCCGGTGGCTGCGGCGATGTCGTATCCCAGTGATTCCCGGCAGTTTCTGGCTGCCATTCGTTCGAACTAAGGAGGCCAGCAATGGCAGTACGTACTGACGGTTTGCCGGAGTTGCTGCGACTCCGCAACCAATTCACGACCCAAGACGACTTTCTCCGCGACGTCGATTCGGCGGACTGGGTGACCACACTCACCGACACGGGAACCGCGAGCGTTGGCGATGCTGCGGGCGGAATTCTCGCCCTCGTGCCGTCCGATGGCACTGTGGCGGACAATGACGAGGCATACGTTGAATCGGCCAACGAGGTGTTCAAGTTCGCGGCTGACAAGCCCCTGTTGTTCGAAGCCCGCGTGCAGTTCACCGAGGCCAACACGGACGACGCGAACATTCTCGTTGGCCTGATGGACGCGGTGGCGGCCGATGCGTTGGTCGACAACGGCGGCGGCCCCAAGGCGTCCTACAGCGGGGCCACCTTCTTCAAGGTCGACGGGGGGACGGTCTGGCAGTGTGAGACCAGCGTGACCACCACCCAGACCACGACCGAACTGACGGCGGCGAACGTCAACAATCTGGCCAAGCGGGCTGTGACTGCGGGCGGGGCGGCTTACCAGACTCTCCGCATTGAGTACATGCCGTACTCGGCCACCAACGCCTACGTGTCGTTCTTCGTCGATGGTGTGGCCGTGGCACAGCACGACTACATCTTCACTTCCGCGACCGAGATGCAGATTGCCCTCGGGGTGAAGAACGGCGGGGCCAATTTGGAAACCCTCAACGTGGACTATGTGGTCTGCAGTCAGGAGCGCTAAGCAATGATCAACGTACCCCAATTGCGGCGTCTCTTTGAGGCTGCCCAACGCGATGGCCAGATCGATCGGTTCAACGCCGATCTGTCGGAAGGATTGCGGAAGAAAGAGATTCGATTCTCTGACTTCTCGATCCGCAAGCTGTTCGAAAACTTTGTGCCGGACGGTCGTGAGATCGTCGGGATGTACGCCCCGGGTGAGAACGGGTCGACCGAACTGCGGGAAACTGCCTCGGTGGTGGCGTCCAGTCAGTTCGCCAAGATCAGCGGGCAACTGCTCTACAATGCCGTGATGGAGGCATATGAGCAGGAAGCCTTCGTGTTCACCGGGATCATTCCCGTTGTCAACACGCAATTCAACGGCGAGCGAATTCCGGGCATCTCGGGCATCGGTGACGAAGCGCTCATCGTCGACGAAGGCCAGCCGTATCCGAAGGCTGGTGTGAGCCAGACCTACATCGACACGCCCACCACGACCAAGCGGGGGCTGATCGTTGAGGTCACAAAAGAGGCCATTTTCTTCGACCGTACCGGCGTTCTGGAAGACCGGTGTCGGAAGGTCGGTGAAGCCCTCGGGCTCAACAAGGAGAAGCGGGCCATCAATTGCGTGATTGATGAGACCGTGACCGACCACCGCTATCGCTGGCGTGATACCACGATTGCGACTTACGGGGACAACTCTGGCAGTCACACGTGGGACAATCTGGCGGCGTCGAATGCCTTGGTTGACTGGACCGACATCGACGCGGCGGAGCAACTCTTTTCGGAAATGCTCGACCCGGAGACGGGCGAGCCGATCCTGCTGAATCCGTCGCACCTGATCTGTACTCGGCAGTTGCTTTACACTGCCCGTCGGATCATCAACGCAACGGAAATCACGGTCACGACTCCCGGGTACGCCACGACTGGCAACCCCACGGAGACCCGGGGCAGTAACCCCATCACGAACTACACCATCGTGTCGACCAATCAACTGGCCCGGCAGATGGCGACTGACACCACGTGGTACCTCGGCGATCCTCGGCGAGCCTTCCGCTACATGCAGAACTGGCCCCTGACGGTCGTCCAGGCCCCGGCGAACAACGAGGCGGAATTCACCCAAGATGTGGTGATGCGGTTCAAGGCGTCGGAGCGGGGTGCCTTCGCGACTATCGAACCGCGTGCGATGGTGAAGTGTACTGCCTAGTAGCGGCGTGACGGCCGACACAATACGCCCCCGTCGGCCACAAGCTGGCGGGGGCTCTTTTTTGGAGAATGCAGCATGGCGAAACAAAAAGCGGAAGCGGTGGAGCAGGTGGCCGAGCCTGTCGAGGTGGTCGAGACCGTGGCGGTGTTGGAGGAGTCTCCTCCCGGCGTGCAGTTGCCCCGCTACAAGATGCGGCCCCTCGGGTCTGGCGGGGACTGGCGGATCGTCGAGGCAGAAAGCATCGAGGACGCCATCCGAGCGTACAACGGCAACGGCAACGGCGGGACGGTCTACACCCGCAAGAAGCTGGAAATTGAGGCGGTCTAATGGCGACTGACGCCGAGCAAATCGCGACGATTCGCAGCAACCTTCTCGCGGCATTGGCGACCGAGTCAGCCAACCCGAAGCCGAGCTACAACATCGACGGGCAACAGGTGGACTGGAACGGCTATCGGACTGCGATCCTCGGCCAGATCGCGAGCCTCAACACGCTCCAGGCGGCTGCGGTCGGGGCGTTTGAGGAGTTGGGCGAGGCCACGACATGACGTTGGACATCGGCGGCGACTACACCATCTTCGACAACGGCGAGACTGTCACCTTGCGGCAGATCCGCCCGGATGGTGCTACGTCGGTGACGATCGACAACGCTGTGGGCGGGCTGGTCAATCGGCAGCGTCTCAACGCGGCGGGAATCGACATTGTGGGCGACGAGAAGGGATTCTCCCTCAATGCCACACAGGCGGGTTCCCGTGGCGTGCAGGTCGACGACATCATCATCGACGCCTCTAACGTGCGGTGGCGTGTGCTGAGTGCGAGCCAGGCGACCCTAGACACGCGGTACACGGTCATTTGTCGGAGGCAGGTCTAATGCCAGCCGAGTTGACCACGATTCTTGAGACCGTGCAGGCGCAGGTTCAGGCGTTGAATCTGCCCGGCATCTCGCGGGCGAATGTGGTGATCTGCCAGAGTGCTGCAGTCGAGATTGCCCGGATGCCTTCCGAGCGGATGCCGGCGGTCATTGTCAGCCCGTTCGGGGCAGAGACGATCACGGCATCGAGCAACGTGCGGGACGACATCGTCTACCCTGTCCTCGTGGCCCTCGTGGCCTCTCTGCGGATCGACGCAGAGGAGCCGATGGACAAGCAGCGGCTGGGACTCGATCAGCGGTTGACATGGCGTGAGACGATCCGCAAGGCGTTCAGCAATCAGCGGCTGGACTCCACGCGGGGATACACGATGGCCGTTCAGCCTCTGGCGATTGTCGATCAGACGGCATTCGCCCGGGATCTTTTTGTCTCGGGGTTCGTCTTGAGGATCACCAACCGCGAGGGCCGGACGTGACCACACTGGACAGCCTGGGCGAGATGGTCGAACTGGTCATTCGAGCGGCCGAGCACGCGGAAAACGGGATCTACACGCAAGCTCTTGACGAGTCGATCGGGTTCGTCCAAGAGTTTGAACGCGAGATGTATCGCGAGCAACGCGGGCCCGATGGCGTGGCGTGGGCTCCTCTGGCACCGTCGACCATCAAGGCCAAGGGACACTCCACGATCTTGGTCGATACCGGGCGGATGTTCGAATCCTTGACGACCCCGCAGGGAACACAGGATACGGTGTGGATGACGGGGGACAACTGGTTCACCTTCGGGACATCAGTTGAATACGCCCACTTCCACCAGACAGGCACGAAGAACAAGGACGGCAGTCCGCGAATGGTGGCCCGTCCGCATGTCGGGGTGAATGGGCAGGTGGTGTCACAGATTGGCAACCGGCTGGCGGCAGCCGTAGCGACTCAATTTAGCGAGGGCTTGAACAATGGCTGACGCGAGCATGGGGCACCAGTCCCGCCTATCGATGGCGGCGACGGGGACAGCGGTCGGATCGTACACCGAGTCGTTCGAGTTCATCGCCGAGAGCCTGAGGAAGCAACAGGAGATCGTCGAGACCAACGGCATCCGGGGGACGCGGTCCATCCCGATCGAGCGGGCACGAGACAGCATCTATCGGGTCGGCGGGGGCATCCAGTTTCATGCGACCCCCTCGATGC